TACCTCTTGTAAAGCACATACATATACCTGCACTTTTGCTTTAGATCATGCTTATCTATGATAGCCTGGACCTCTTCTAGTCTTGTCATGATAATAGCTTAGGGTTTACTGATTTGAATAGCTCACTTTGACTATCCACTAACCCCACACTATTGATATAGTCTATCTCCACCTTTGCACTGGCTATGATGGTAGCACTCAGCTGAGCTATTGCTTTAGCCTTTTCTACTTCCTGCTGTACTTTCTCATTACTCATGTCCTCATCAGCTAATCTTTCAAGTGCCATAAAGATGTGATCACGTAGATCACTTAGTTTGTTGTTTGCCATTTGTTTTTCTTTTTAGTTTACATGTTAGTTTCATTATCTCCTGTAGCTCAGCAGGAAATCTTTGTATAGTATTTCGAGCCATATTTTCTCTCCTGGTTATTACTTTCAGATTTGTAAGCTCACAGTTTAAATAGTTACCATCTAAAAAAATAACTACAGATCCTCTAGGTATCTCACCATTTGCCTGTGTCCATACATATCTTTGCAGCAGCTCCCAGTGGCTATCTTTAATTTTGATATATTGGTAAGGCCTTCTTTGTGTATCTAATCTTATATTGATAGTTCCTACAGGCTTAGTGTTGTAAGGCTTATTACCCTTCTTAAACATGGTGGGTGCTACTTTCTCATAGATTTCTGCATCCATCTGCTTACCCTTATTATGTGGGGTGTGCCCTGGCTTAAACTGATTAGGTATAGATGGCTCTATGATCCTGCCACTTGCAGGTGTAAGCATATACGCATCTGATTTCTTTACCTTAGCACCCCATGCAGTGTTATATACCTTGCTTATGGTTACCCCTAGAAGCTCTGCTATATACTTACTGCTGTGATTTGGATATAGATCTATGATCTGCTGTCTTAACATACTGTCTCTACTTTAAGTATTAGTTTGGGCCACATAGCCATTATCATAATTGCATGATCTCTATCCAGTGCCTCTAAGATCCTGGTGCCTATCCTCTTTTTACCACCCTCAAAATAGTTAAAGGTTACTTTGTAGCTCTTCATATCTTTAAGGTAGATAGTTTAAATCATAGTATAGCTCACCCTTAGATATATTCTCAGGGGTAAATTCTAAGGTATCTGTGTAAGCCTTTACTATCTGCTCTTTCTCCATTGCTAAAAACTTATGAAAGTGGTTAATAAATTCTTTACCTTCTGTGGTGTACACATTGAATAGTTGGGGGTGCATCTCTTGTAGATCAGAAAATACTGCCTGTACTGCTGTCATCATAGTTTTGGTTTAATTTGTTTTGTTAGTATTAAGTCTAGTATCCTATCAGCTTCACCATTTTCACTTAATGGTAGATAAAATAAGTTATTATGATAAGTTTTTATGATGTAAATCATTTGCTCTCTCTCCATTTCTTTGGCTTTATCTATTGCTTTCCAATAGTCAAAATTCATTTCATTAACTAAATGATCTGATAACCACTCTACTGCTGTTTCTTTCATTTCTCTTGGGGTTTAGGTTCGTTAAAATCCTGCTCACTTAAGTAATCAAGGTACAGCTCCAGGTTGAAGCTGCCACCTTTATCATCTGCTGAGCTCTGCTCTCTCCACCATAGCATCTTCCTTTTAAGGCTAAAAGTGGTAGGGGTGAATTGGTTATCGTTAGTTTCCATATTTATATACATTCTGAATTATTATAAAACCATTCTTCTACCATCTCAGTAGTTTCTTTTAGCTCTTTGCTAGTTAATTGGTAGCTTAGTTTAGTATCACCAATGCTTTTATAGCTATCTATTACCATTGCCTCATATACACCTTCCTCAATAAAGTAGCATTGAAATTCAACAGTATAAATGATGCCTCCATCTTCTGAACCCCACCATAATGTAAGGTAGCTTTTATCTTTGTAGTCTATTATATATTCGTTTGTCATAATTTCTATTTTTTATATTATAAATAACAGGCAAAGTACATCCCTACCCAAAGTATTGCAAAGGCACAGATGCCCTGTATGATTTCAATAGTTCTCATCTAGTCCTAGTTTTTCGATTAATATTAATAGTGTAGTGTATTTGGTTTGTAGTCTCTGAGCTGCAAGATCTTTGTATCCGAACTCTTTTACCATTTCATTGTACTCATCTCTAAGCTCTACTGAGTAGGCTAGGATAGTGGCTGTCATTTCTTCTTTGTTCATTTGGTTAGTTTTAATTGGTTATGGACAAATATACGTACTTACAATGAATTGTTTACAATTATACGTTATCAATAATCATTCTAAATAAGGAATGTGAACATATAAACCTATCATGTATAGAAAATGAAATAATTTGGACATGACAAAAAGGGTTAATATGTTAGCTATATTATACATTATGCCACTATTCTAGCTATTATGTTGGCTATAACCGTCACAAATATTGGCAAAAAAATAGCCCCCCTGCCAAACTAACCAAAGATACAGAGGGGCCTGGTCTCTAATACGAAACCTGATGCAAATATATGTAAAAAATTACAAATTAAACTTATGACTATCAATATATTTTGTCACTAATCTTTCACCTGTAGTAGCTCTTAATATTTTTATAGTAAGAATCCTGCCACCTAATGGCTTAATGGGAGCTCCTCTCTCTACGTGCCACCCTTGAGAGCCATCTCCATACTCTTCTTTGTAGGTACCTGTGAGCATTAGGTGTAGATGCTTTTGCTTTAAGTAGTATCCTGTCTTAGGAGATTGCTCTACTGTATCCCTTACATCATTTCTGCAGCTATTCTCATGTATGTGGCCCATAGAAAAAACTTCAAAGCCTTCATAAAGCTCTAAAGCCCTGGTTAAATTGATAGCCCCTTTGGTAACTATACCACCACCACCTGATCCATGGAAGTATTTAATCTTGGTAGTGTAGGATGTACCCCATCCTGATGCCTGCCTAATAATAAACCATCCACCATAACCACCTGTCTGAATATTAGATCCTGCTTTATAGTTTAGAAGGTCCACAAATCTCTGCAGGATGTCAGTCTCTTGCCATTTAATTATAGCTGTCTCATGGTTACCATAACCTACTAGCTTAATGATGTGAGCATAGGGCAGAAACCACTCCACAGCTGTCTCTATTATAGAGTCTAAGTACCTTGCATTATTATGCTCAGGTCTAATGTCAGACTTGTTTCTCCTATTATCGCCCCTCCCCTGCATGCAGCAAAATAGGTCCCCATTTACCATCACAGGTATATCCTCTTCTAAGCAATAGTCTAGGTGCCTCTTTATCATCTCTCTATCACAGTGAGGGTTATCCCAGTGCAAATCTGAGAGCATAGCAATTTGAACACAGGGCTTATCAAAGGTAAGCTCATGCACATTCTTAGAATGTTTGATCATAAATAAAGTTTTAGTAATAGTCTAGTGACGAATGACAGGAGTACTCCTGCTAGGAACCCCCATAGTAACAGCATCCAATTAGTTTTAGACTTAGTTATCTGCACAGCTTTACGCTGCTCTTTAGCTTCTCTATAGATATACTTGTATTTCAGCACATCCTGCTTTAATACCTTAGTCTTATATCTGTACTCTATCCTAGTCTGATACCTGGTCTTAGGAATGTATACATTCTTAAAATTAATGATAGTATCTTTTGTAGTGATCACCTTCTCCCATATAATCGTATCATTTCGTATCACTGCAAAGCTATCTACTGATATGATTCTAATAGTATCACTATCCTGTACTATCTCTAGTCCATGCTTAACCGCCTTCTTATAGTGGTATTGTGCTTTCTTAGCACTTGAACAGCCATATAGTAGGGTTAGTACTATAAGGGGTAGTAAGAGCCTCATAGCTCAATTAAAGTATAAGTAAACTTATTGCCAAAAGCAGCCTTAGATTTGTTAATTATCTTCATGAACTCAACAAAGTTTGCATTATACCTAAACACCTGGCATCCCTCAGAGAAATAATCTACATAAGTAGGATCTCTATAGATGGATGATCTATGGATGTTAATCCCAAAGTACCCTGTCTCAGTTACCTTCTCATCATAGGTAGTATCTTTATTGTTATCTCTGTATACAGTAACATTGCCTAATCTTTGGCATAGAGCTTCATACTTACCATTGTGCAAAGAGACACTATACACCCCTCGATACTGCCCTGGCTTTAATCTCGCCACTCCTTTAGACTGTCTTAGAATTTCAGTAGGTTTTTTGCCTGGATCTGTAGTAATTTTCCACTCATGATACTGCCATACTCCCATTAGCTTATAGGATACTGTGATCACATCATCAAATTCATTGGTAACTTTCTTACCTGGCTTCAAGTTTCTTACTCCTACGATATTAACATCATAGTCTTTATCACTATTAAACCAAACATAACCCTTATTCTGTACTGCTGTCTGAATCTGTTCTCTTGTATAGCTCATCTTTTAAAAATTTAATTTCTTTTTTTAGTAGGAAGTGCTCAAATATCATAAGGATACTAAACACTGCTAATATGTAAGCTGCATATTTCATGATCTGTAAATCATGGCCTTAATCTTCTCCTGCTGTAAGAAGTTCAAATACTTAAATAATTTTCTTATCATTTTATTGTATCTATATCCTGTTTAATATCTCTAGCCCTTGCAAATAATAGCTTCATAGCCTGCCACAAATCAATACCTTTGACTGCTTTTATATTCTCTGAAATTGAAAGCGTCTCAATGGATACTAGCACTAATGCAAGTATTTTTGTGAGCATTAAAGGTATGCTGAAAAAAACTAATATGATATCATTGAGAATAAACCTATCTATCAGGTAGAATAAAATAACAGCCACTTCATATAACATTAATTTAGATATGATAGCTGAGAGCTTCCTAGATGTAATAGGTATGCCTAATTTCTTAGCTTTCCATACCCCTGTAATAGTATCTACTACTATGGCAAACCCAATTAAAAATAAGATCCCTGAGATAGGTAAAAAGAAAGTAGATACCACTGCTAATAATTGAAGGGATGATTTTTGAATAGAGGATAGTAAGATAGATAATTGTAGTTTCATTAGAGAATAAGAATAGAGTTATTATATCCATTTTCTCTGAACGTACCACAGGTACCTAGGCAAGTGGTTTGATATTGGTTAATGCAGCTGCAGTTATTAAACATGGGCCGTAGATCTGTATCCTGGTTAGTGGTAGATATGAACTGAGGAAATAGGTTTCTATTAACTAGCAGCCATCTGATTAGTCTCTGCTCAAAGAAGGATGCTTTCTGTGCATAATGCTCCATACCAAAGGCTACCTCATTACGAGATACACTAGCAGAATAATCTCCTGATTGTGTTTGCAAACCTTTGTTTTTAAGCTGGTAGGTTAATCCGAAAACAGCATCTTCTGCAGATCTCCATGCAATTACAGGTTGAATAAACTCTACTAGATTTATCTCATCAGGGTTAAGTGCTGTATTGTTATACTGAGTTAATAAATAGTTATAGAAAGTAGTGCCTAAAATAGGCTGTACTCTTAGTGCTGCCTGAGTAGCTATGTATGGTGTTACATCTGTTACATCCACATTGGCCGTAATAGGTGTATTTACTTTTAAATAAGTTTCTGTTATAAAATATAGCATTATACAGTTGGTGTTATTGGGGTTACTACTACGGCAGCTGCTGCACTCTGAGTCATATCACCACCCTCTATAGGTGCAAGGGAAGCCAAAGCTCTTACCTCATTTATAGTCATAGTCTCTAATACTTTGTTAGCTACCAATGGGCTTAGTGAGTTGATTGCATCATTTACTTTTGAGCTCTCAGCTTCTAGTTCTACGATGGACTCATTAATTACCTGGAAGTTATTGATAGTGAACTCCGCAGGAATCTTAGAGATGGTTAGTAGCTCATTAAAGATATGCTGAACACATGATCTAAGCTCCATTACTACATTCTTTTCAAAGATTACATAAGCCTGCTTAATATCTGCACCACCACCTAATGATCCTGTAGTACGTACACCCATTAATATAGGATCTATTGTGTGAGCAAAACAAATCTGTTCAGTGTTAAGCTGTGATGCCTCTTGGAATAGTTTATCATTGCCATTAGTTGGCATGGCTTCTATCTTAGGCAACTGATCCTGTGAGTTTGCAAAGAACGCTACAGCTTTACCTGCATTAGCAGCTCCTTTCATACGGTCTATAGTCTCTTTGATCATGTGCTTCTCCTCCTCTGATTGTGGCCTCTTAGGAAACATCATAGCAAATGAAGGGAAAACTGAGTTTTGGATATTAGACTTTGCAAAGTACGAAAGCTCTCCTGAGAGAAACGCAAAATTTAGACAGGAGCTGTATTGAGGCAAAGAATAGTGGTCCTGGCCTATAGACTTAATCTCGTAGCAGTATAATTGCTCATAGTCAGTGTTAGCTATGTGATATGGTTTAATCTCTTGTATGCCTATCCTCCTGGACCAATCATCACAAATAAAATACATTTTCTTATCTATACTTACTCGCACTTTCTCAGGTGATACATTTTCTATCCTGCTAATTTTTTTACCTTGACCATAGCAAATCTTAAAATACACCCTATTGTGGATGATGAGCTGCTTAGTCACTGCCTTTACAATATGCTTAAGATTAATTTTCCTTTCAAAAGTATAAAGCTCTAATTTTTCAACAGTAGTTAATAGATCAGTCTTAAGGGCAAAGCCACCACCTATCACTGCATTTGTTTTGAAGTCTACTATGGCACCATGTAAGGGGCTAGCGTAGTACATTTGGTTAAGCATACTTGGATACAAGTTATCAGCTCCAAAATTAATCCACATATTAGCACTGTACCTACTATCTACATAAG